TTAATCCGTGAAGAAAAGTGAATCGGTAAGTAAGGGGGTACCCCAATGACTCATCGGCTCAAGTTTGACAGTTCACGCAGGGAAGCGTGGTTCAAGATTGTTGAAAGCGGCGCAACGCAACGCGAAGCAAACGAAGTTGTTGGCGTCAGTCACAAGACGATTGACTATTGGCGCAAGAAGGGTCGCGAGGCAACTGAGGGCGAGTACCACGAGTTCGTGGAACGCCTAGACGCCGTTCCGAAACGGTCGCGCCGGCGGTCAGCTAATCAAGTTGCGGCAAGTGTTCGCAACGGTGAGTACGACGGCAGTCCAGAAGCACTTGAACGCTTGCTGGTGCGGTTCGCGCACGAAGACAGAAGCGTCGCAGCTATTCGCTTGTTGAACGACATTCGGAGGCAACGTGCCGAGCAAGACATTGGACCCGCCAAGCCAAGAGCCTCAGCCCTTGACCGACTTGATGAGCTCGCGCAGCTCAGAAGCCGCAAGGTTGGAACTTGAGTTATTTGACTCGTTCTGCAAAGAGGAGTTAGTTACTGACAATGGTGGCCCGCTAGTCCTTGAGGATTGGCAAAAAGGTGTCTTGCTTGATCACTTTGACACCGCGCAGGAAATGCTTTGCCTTCTCCCAAAGTCCAACGGCAAGACAACGCTTTTCAGTGCTTTGAGCCTGTGGCACTTGATCACAGTCCCTGACGCCACTTGTTACATCGCTGCCGCCTCGAGGGATCAAGCAACCTTGATGTACAAGCACGCCGCTGGGTTCGTGAAACGCAACCCTGTGCTCGAGTCAATGATTGACGTTAAAGGCGGATACAGGGAACTTCGACGAGTCGGCGGAACTGGGTTCGTGAAGACGGTTGCCTCGGACGCTGACACGCTCGACGGAATCGGCCCCACGCTTTTCCTGTGCGATGAACTTCACCGCCACAAGACCCCCGATTTGTACACGGTGGGCAGGGATGGCCTCGGCAAGAGGGCCGGCAAAATGGTCACGATTTCAACGGCGGGCGCCAACCTTGACAGCCCCCTGGGCAAAATGCGTGATCAAGCGCAATTGCTTGAAGATCGTGTCGTCAACGACTTTCACGTCAGGGCCGCAAGTTCGGATGGCAAGTTCGTTGCTCACGAATGGTCAGTGCCTGAGGGCGATTGGGACACGGACGACGTGCACGTTGTAAAACGCGCAAACCCTTCGTCGTTTGTGACTGTTGAAGATCTAAAGCGCCGGCGCGAGTCACCGTCCACGCATGAACGGGACTGGCTTCGGTTCGCGTGCAACAGGTGGGTTGGGCATTTGGAAGATGCATGGTTGCCCGTTGGGAAATGGGCGCTGCTGGGTGACTCGGAAATGATCATTCCCGAACATCACCCCATTTACATTGGTGTGGACATTGGCATCAGAAGCGATCATTCAGCAGTAGTGATCGTTGGGCAACGTCCAGAGGATGGCCGTTGGATGGTTGAGTCAACCGTTTTCGAGCCGCCACACGGTGACGAAGTTGATTTGGCAATGGTCGAGGCGTTCATCATTGGTTTGCACGACCGGTACAGCGTTCAGGGCGTCGTTTATGACAGGTGGAACTTCGCGCGATCCGCACAGGAACTTTCTTCGCGCGGAGCGAATTGCATTGAGGTGCCGCAAAACAACGAGCGCATGGTGCTCGCTTGTAGCCGTTTGCTGGAAGCCATTAACCGAGGCGAGATTGTGCACAACGGTGACCCGGTGTTGCAGTCGCATGTTGAGTCAGCTGCGGCGCGTGTCACTGAGCGTGGCGTGCGTGTCTCGAAGGGCAAGAGCGGGCAGGTCGGTACAGGAAAGATTGATGCGTTGATCGCGTTGCTAATCGCGTTCATGGTCGCAACCAACGAGAACCCGGAAGTGAGTGTGGAGTGGCTATGAGATTGAAGAAGCGTCGTGTGCGCCTGCATTTGAAGGACAACAGTCCAAGCCTTGACGGCATTCTCGTTGGTTCAGTTGACGGTCATTACGTTTTGAAGGTTGCTCGTCTTGTTAAGGCAGCTGAGGAAACGATCAGCATTCAGGGTGACGTTGAGGTTCCTAGGCGCAACGTGTTGTTTCTTCAACGATTGGATGGGCAAGCATGATCATTCGCGGGCAGAACGGTGACGTTGAAGTCAGGGACATGTTCAGTGGCGCGGATCGCGTTCCACGCCCGGGTGAGATCGGTGGCGCTTGGACGTATAGCGGTCGCAACGTGTCGTTTGAGAACGCGAGCGGTTTGCCAGCTGTCATGGCTTGCATTCGTTTGATTGCTGAAACCGCTGCGAGTTTGCCACTTGAGGTGTACCAGGTCATTGATGGCAAGACCGTTGAGCCGGAGCAGTACGGTGCGCAAGCGAACTTGTTGCGTCGCGAACCGAACGAGCAGGCCACTGCGTTTCAGGTGTGGGCTCATTCCCTGAGCGCAATGCTTGGTTGGGGCAATGCGTTTCTTTTGAAAAGCAAGTCGCGTGGTGAGGTTGTTGCTTTGTACCCGCTTGACCCGAGTCGCGTCGGTCCGCGCGTTGAGGACGGACAAGTCGTGTTTTACGTGCGGAACTCAAACCAGCCGCATGACCCGAAGGGCACGCGCCTGACGACAGATGACGTGCTGCACATTCCCGGCTTGCTTGTCAACGACCCGTACATTGGCGTCAGTCCAATTGGTTTGCATCGTCAAACACTTGGCAACGCAATCAGCCAACTTGAGTACAGCTCACGGTTTTTTGCGAACGATGGTTCACCGGGCGGAATCATCAAGGTTCCGACTCAGCTAACCAAAGAGAAGCGCGAGGAAATCAAGGAAGCTTGGGAATCACGCCATCGTGGCGCTTCGGCAGCTCATCGCATTGGCATCTTGAGCGGTGGCGCAGAGTTCAGCAGCGTTGGCATCAACTTGCGGGACGCGCAATACATTGAGGGCGCTGAAGCATCAACGCGCGACATTTGCAGAATCTTTGGTGTGCCCGCCGGCATGATTGACGCAGCCGCGTTCACGACTCGCACAACACCTGAAGAGGACATGAGCCGCTTCCTGCTGCGCCTCACGCCGTGGATGCGTCGCCTTGAAAGCGCCCTCGAGAACGACAAAGACTTGTTCCCCGACATTGACATGCCGGGAATGGTTGACAACGACCCTTGCGTCAGGTTCGACACGAACCATCTTGTGCGCGCTGACTTGAGCGCACGGTTCAGTGCTTACACGTCAGCTCGCCAGGGCGGTTGGATGAGCGCAAACGAAATTCGTGAAATGGAAAACCTGCCACCAGTTGAGGGTGGCGACACGGTGCAAATCACGCCAGTTGGTGGCGCACCTAATGACAATGCGGCTTCAGTGCCTAGTGATGATCAGGGCACCGAGGCTGAATCTGACGTCAGCGTTTAGCTGACCCAACTTGGGAGGTTGATTGTGGGCGAGCACGTCATGTGTCGTCGTACCGTCATTGAGGGCCGCGAACGGCTTGTTGTTGGCATCAATGACCTTGAGATCCGTGCAAGTGGCACGGGGCAAGATTTCTACACGTTGCGTGGGCACGCCGCAATGTTCAACAGTGTCAGCAACCCTCTTGGTGAGGGTGGCCGTTCGTTCGTCGAAAAGATCGAACCTGGCGCTTTTGGTGACGCAATCAAGAACAGTCGAGTGCACTTGCTGTTCAATCACGACAGCAACTTTCCGCTTGCTTCAACGGATTCGGGAACCCTTGAACTTCGCGAAGACGACCTTGGTCTTCACGTTTGGGCTCGCATTCCAGCTGACCTTTCCTACGCCCGTGACCTGAAGGTCTTAATGCAATCGGGCATTGCTCGCGACATGAGTTTTGCTTTCACGCTGCCAGCTGACGGCAGTGGTGAGGACTGGACGAAGCGAGATGACGGAACTTATCTTCGAACCATTAGCCGCGTCAACGAGTTGTATGACGTAAGCGCCGTTGTCCGTGGAGCGTATTCCGCTCCCGGTTATGACATGCGCAGCGTTGTTGACGCTGCTATCGAAGCCGGTCGCCTTCCAAGTGAGGAAGGGGCCAGCCCCGTCGCACAGGATGACCCTGTGGGCGTGACAGATGTCGCCGAACCTGAAGTGGTCGGGGCGTCAGTGCAGCGAGCAGAGGCGCTCGCCGCGACACGTGCAGACGTACAGCGCAAGCTGCGGTTGGCACGGGCGCGTACCCGATAAATCACCTAGACAGAAAGAGGTTCTTTGACATGGACGTCAAGACCCTTAAGGCCGCTGTGCGCGACCAGTTCTCAGCTATGGAGAAGGCTGCTGCCGATCTCGAAGCTGTTGAGCCGGACGCCGATGAGGCTGGCAGTGACGAGCTTGTCGCAGCGTTCAATGACGCTGAGCGTGCTCACCAGACAGCAGTTGAGAAGCTTGAGCGCGCAGAGAAGCTTGAGTCGGCTCGTGGTGCCCTTCCGGTAGTGCCTGCTGAGGAAACCGTTGAGGTTCCTGAGGCTCGCATTCAGGTTGGTAAGTCTGAGCTTGTTTACCGCTCTGATTTCCAGGGCCCGTCGTTTTTCCGTGATGCACTTGATGCCACTAAGGGCAACAGTGCAGCGGGCGAGCGTCTTGCAGCTCACAACAAGCAGATTGGCGAAGAGCGTGCACTTAGCTCAAGCGATACCGCTGGTGGCGAGTTTATTCCGCCGGCATGGCTTCTTGATCAGTACGTCGATTTTGCGCGTGCGTCACGTCCGGTAGCAAACGCTGTTAATCGTCTTCCTCTGCCTGCTGGCACGGATTCGATTAACCTTCCGGCAGTCACAACCGGTACAACAACCGGTGCACAGGCTGACGGTGGCAACGTTGGCAGCCTTTCAAGTGACGCCGTAACTGCAACCGTGACGGCTTCGGTCATCACCATCGCAGGCCAGCAGGATCTCAGCCGTCAGGCGTTTGAGCGTTCAGCAGCAGCCGGAACCGGCCTTGAGCAGGTTCTTGGCGCGGATCTCGCAGCTGACTACGCCAAGCAGATTGACATTCAGGTTCTGCGCGGCAGCGGTTCGTCAGGTCAGGCGCTCGGTCTTGTAAATGTTTCAAGCCCGAACACCGTGTCCTACACCACCTCAAGCCCGGTTGTTGCTGGTTCATCAACCGCAGCTGACAACCTGTACCCGAAGATTGGAAATGCGATTCAGCAGATCCACACGAACAGGTTCTTGCCACCAACAGCAATCATCATGCATCCGCGTCGTTTCGCGTGGATGATGAGCGCGTCGGACACGCAGGGTCGTCCGCTGGTCGTTCCGGTTGCTCAGGCAACCAACACCATTGGCCTTCTCGAGCGCGTTGGCTCAGAGAACGTCGTTGGTTCGATTCAGGGCGTTCCGGTCATCGTTGACGCAAACATCGCAACGAACACCGGCGCTAGCACCAACCAGGACACAATCATTGTGACTCGCCTTGAGGATCAGTGGCTGTGGGAGGACACGCCAAAGGTGCGCGTGTTCGAAGAGGTTCTGTCCAACACTGGTCAGATCCGCATTCAGCTGTTCGCATACGCCGCCTTCACCGGCTCGCGTTACGCGAAGGCAACCTCGCTCATTACGGGCACCGGCCTCGTCACACCGACGTTCTAGCCGCTTGAGTAGTGCTCCCGTCCCATTATTGGGGCGGGGGCATTGCTTCTCAATCTTCTAATCAGAGAGGACACAACGTGTCTGAGTTCATCAACGATGCGCAGCGCGACAACTACATTGTTGCACTCCTTGAAGAAAAGTCGTTCAGCGAACGCAACGCCAACACGGATCACGTCAAGGAAATTGACGTTGAGCTCGCGCGCATTGGTCATAAAGCTGCACCAAAGGCTAAGCGGGCCGAGAAGCGCCCAGCTGACAAGTCCAACGCTGAAACTCGATAACAATGGCGTACCCGGATCTGACCACTCGCAAAGCGGTTCGTGCATTCCTGCAAAAGCCGTCAGGTGACACCAATCAGGATTCAATGATTGACAGCCTGATCAGTCGAGCCAGTCTCGCAATCATGCGTTACTGCGACCGCGAGTTTGTAACGCAAGTGACGGGTTCGCAAGCACGCCTGTTCGAAGTGGAACTTGTGCGTGACGGATTCGTTGACCTTGCCCCTTACGACGCGCGCGCCGGAACGATCACATCCGTTCGCCTAGACACTGACCTTGGGAATCCGCGCACGCTTGGTTCAAGCGAGTGGCGTCCGTGGCCGATCCCGGCAAGCAACGGAATTACGACGGCAATCAGGATCGTTCCACAATCGTACGGTGGCTTCAGTTACTTTCGCCATCGTCAAGTTGAAGTCACTGCCCAGTGGGGTTGGGCAAGCGTCCCAGCTGACGTTGAGCACGCAGCGATTGTCACCACAGCATTGTGGTTGAGGCGTGACGTTGCAGCGTTCAGTACGACGTTCAGTTTGGACGAGGATCGCGTTGAGCGACCCGAAGCATTGCCAAGCGCGATTCGGGCAATGCTGAACGTCTATCGCCGGTCAATTGTGACCTGATGTTTGGCGTTGAAGTTCGCAGGTGGACGTTTCATGTTGAGGGCTTTGAAATTGTCATGGAGTCCGTTGAAACCAAAGACGACTTCATTGCCCTTCGTAAACAGGTAAACGCTGAAATCAACGGCATTATGTTGAAGGCCGCTGAATCGCACGTGGTGCCTCGCGTCAATCAAACCGCGCGATTTGTTCGAACCGTTACGGGCATGGGCGTAGTTGCTCGAGCTAGTGGCCGCCAGCGCGTGTACATCACGACAATGGCTGGTACTCGCGCAGCTCCGGGTACTCGCAAACTTGCGCGCATTGCGGGAATGCTTGAGTGGGGCGGCACTGTCCGTCCACCAATTTTGGCGGTTCGTAAGGGCAAGCGTTACAAGGATTTGTCCACGTCTACGTTTGACCTTGAACCCAAGGACTATTACCGCAAGAAGCGCCGTCGAGCTGCCGGTCATTCAATTGAAACGCAAATCGCGTACACGAAAGATGATCGTCGTTCTTCGTTTACGAATTCGAATCATGCGGGTGCAGTGTCCGCCCCAGGGGGCGCGCGGTTCATTGTCACAAAACCAAGGCATTACGAAGGCAAGCACTTGATTCTTCGTGGCGTTAAAGCTTCGTTGCCAGCGTATTCAGAGGAAGTCAAGACACAGATTCTTTCGCGGGCTTCAGGACAAGGCTGGGAGGTTCAG